ATGAGGCAGGACCCCAACATTCACTTAGATCGCTGCCCTCACTGCAGTGTCGCGAAACCCAACCTAAGCCAAGTTTGCGGCGCGGAAACTCGAGACAGCGCTCAGCGTAATCCTCGTCGGTGGATAGGCTATTCGTGCCGCACCTGCGGTGGGGTTCTACTTACAGTAGCCCGGAAAACCGATGGCGGCTGGGAAGACATCCACAAGATCTGGCCATCCTCTCAGGTGGTGGATGATTCAGTTCCTGATCGCGCGAAGCAATTCCTCAACCAAGCTATCAACAGCATCCATGCTCCATCTGGTGCGGTCATGCTCGCAGCATCCTCTGTCGACGCGATGCTTAAAGAAATTGGATTGTCACAAGGAAACCTCTACAGCCGGATCAAGTTAGCTGCAGAAGGGCACTTAATAACCAACGAGATGGCGGAATGGGCTCACGAGGTTAGGTTAGATGCAAACGACCAACGGCATGCTGATGAGGATGCGGGCCTACCGGACGAAACTGATGCGCAACGATCCATTGAGTTTGTAATGGCGCTTGCTCAGTTCTTGTTCGTATTACCAAGTCGAGTTCGGAGTGGACGAGGCAAGTGATACGAGGGGAAGCCTATATCGCTGTGAGATAGACGATTCCCACAAGCCGCCTTTGTATACACGCATACGATGACAAGCGAGATATACGTCCCCGAAAAAATTAAGGTTGACCCCTTAAAAGCCTGTCAGATTTGTCAGATTTATATTCCTCTACTCTGTAACCCTTATATTTCAAGCCTTTCAGCGTTTTGCATCACTGTCAGAAAGCTGTCGGAGACCTGTCAGAACCTGACAAAACAGTGTTGTCAGATTTTATGTTTTTAAGCGCTTGATTTTTAAGGGTTTTTTATTTTTGAGGGAGAAACTGACACAAACATCCAACCCCGCTGTCAGAGCTGAACTCCAGTAAACACGGGGCCTGTAGGGCACTCGCTGACAGATATCCGTGATCTGACAGGGATTTGAGGGTCAACCTAAATAAACATTAATGCGGACGCCTCGAAGCTCACGCTCAGAATGCTGCGCCGCACACTGATCGAAGGAAGCAAGCATGCGTAAGCCAGCGTCCCATGCAGCGGAACCCATCATTGAAATAAAGAAGAACGGTTCGACTTGGGAGGTTCATTGGGATTACCAGGAAGCCCCCGAAAGCTCGGTACTGTTCAAACGGCAGGAATACCTGGGCGGATACATTGACGGTTCCATGGATATGTTGGGCATCCTCCCCGCCAACGTCCTCTGCGCCAGCAGCGTTACTGGCTCGGTTAAAAAGCTGACCGAAGAGCAGGCAACAAAGCTGCGTGACGCGCTGGAAAGTCTGCTGATTCCAGTTGTGAAGCATGAATTCACACGCCTGCAGAAGCTGAATGAACTACCCCACCTTCGCTTGGCCGCCTCCGAATCGGTGTGAAACTCTCTGTAATGGGGCGCATCGGCTACAGCCCACAGTATTCGGGGGCCCCAGAGCAGAAATGCGGTTCGGCCATTGATCAGCGAGGCGCCTTCAAAAGAGCCCATCCGAGAATGAAAACTCGCGAATAACGGTATTTTTCATTTTTTTGCCCAATGGGGCCGGGGACTTCAGCTTTCCGCTATTGAAGTACACCCATCGCACTGTTGTGCAGCCGCGCTGCATTTCTCTTCAAAACTTTGCAATCTGTGAAATTGCCGATCGCCCGCAGAGCCCCACGGCCCGCTTAGGCTGCAGCTTCGTTTGCACTACTTCCGACTTTGCACAAAAAAAGGACACAAACCCCGTCGGCGGGAGGGGGATAAGTGCTTTTTCTTGTTTTTTTTCTTCACCAGCCAGCTTTCGATGAAGCCCTTGCCAATCAAACATTCGCATTTCATCGGGCCGCGATAGGCGGGCGTGCTCCGAACAAGTACTGTTCATCCATACAGCTATTATTAGGAGGCAGCTATGACTGAAGAGAATGATAAAAGATCTCTTGTTCGCACACGGGGAATCGCGTTATGGAACGAACTTTTGCGGGATGAGGCCGCTCTGCTGAGCCATCCGGGTGCACATCATAAAGCTCTGCTCTCCAAGGCACATTCTCTATACCGAGCTCAGGTGATTAGCTGTGACGATCTCAGCGATCTGCTTGAGCAAGCTGATGGCGCTTTGGCCTATGCCGTAGAAGCGCTGATGGACTATCAGATTAGCGGCATGGAGGACTAGCATGCACATGCTTGTTACCCCGATGAGATGCAGAGGTGTTCCTCTTACCCCCTCAGAACGGCGGAGGTATCCAGCGATCAAGGGAAACGTGATGGTGAATTCAGAGAACAATTCTGAGCTCGGGCGGAGTGCCAATGTCGCTAGGCTGAATGTGGGTATGCCTCTTGAACCGGATCCTCTGCCACAGCTACTGGACGCCACGCTTTCGGGGATGGCTGTCACCGGTTTCGTTTTAAGTGGAATTGAATACATAGACGGGTGCGCCTACGCTCAATCCTGGTGGTGTAGATTGGGCTAATTTATATAAATTGCGTAATAGCGAGCAAACTAAAGGTACACTTCAGAAAATCTTAAACTAGGGAAATTTATGGAGCACGTAGAGCGCAGCATCAGTACAGATTACTTTGTCGAGCTCATAGGAGAAGAGCTTTTAAGCTTCATTGAGAAAAAAGCTCCTACTAAGGTTTGGTCGCGAATTTTAAAAGCAATGGATCACGCAGAAAAAGCCAGACTACTGGATAATATCGATAACGAAATGGGGGCAATCCGGCTCATTGCGGCAGAAGAAGAACTCGTAGTCGCAATATTTGAGTGGCTAAAACTTAACGAGAGCAAGATGCCAGAACATCGAGATCTTGTTCGATCTTATAAAAACCACCAAGCCAAATTAATGTTCTATCCAGTATTAAGCTTAATGTATCACACAGTAAGCCCAATGATTCAAGGAGGATTAGCACTTGAGGGGCTAGAGCATTACCAAATGAAGGTAACTGCAAAAATAAGTAGCGACACAGTTATTTTCCATATATGCGACCTCGATGGGAAGGAGATGCTGCCACTAAATCCCCTATCGATTTTTCTCAGTCTGGACGACAAGTCCAATGAAGAGGTAATTGACTCTCTATACCAACAATTAGTGAGTCAGGTTGAGCACACTCATAATTTCAGCCTTAAAGTGTTCGTCACTCAGAGGGCTGATTATAGAAACCAACTATTATATGCAAATGATGGAGGGTTTATCACCGGAATCGAAACGGTATCCCATATATTAGAGGAGGGATTCAATTCAACCTTTAAAGAGCTGCTTTGGACTATAGCCATTCTCTTAGGAAATGATCCGATTTCTCCAAAATTTGGATTAATCTCCCAATTTATATCTGTTTACAGGCGCGTACTGTTAGAAACAAAAGTGATAAGGCATCGTGAAGAGGCTTCTTCATCAGCAGTCTAATCCAACATTATAGTTTCAGAGATTGCACATATGACATTAGTAAACATATTAAATGAAATTGCGAGTGCCGTAGACGCTGCTTTTTCAAAAGAAGTGATGATTGCATTAATAGCAGCCTGGATGGGCGCTAGAGCAACAAGAAAAGCCACAAATGAAGCACATTGGAACGCTATAAAAAAATCAGACCATGACGAAGCCAGAATAACAAAAAATACACTACTTCTGTTGAGCGTTGAGATCTCTACTGCATGGGATCTCTATCAGGAAGAATACGCCAAAGACTTATTCGAAGTAGCTGCATCAGAGCCTTATCTCTGTAACTTTCCAATAGGAAATAACCCTTTCCCGATATACGACTCCGTTCCGGCTTGCCTAGCGAATATCAATCCAGATACGTCTGCAAAACTTGTACGCTTGTACATGCGCATGAAAGGTATGGTGAGCATGATAGAGCTCAACAACAAGAATTATCACGATATCTGCAAGGCGACGCAAGATGCCATGAAAATAATCATCAGCAAAGCAGACGACAAAAAAATAGAAATTAGCGAAGCTGGCTCTGAAAAACTATCTGAATATTACGACACATATCAGTATCAGGAGTCCAAAAAACTAAACATGGGTGACACCGCAGACGGAATGAAAGCGCTAACGAGTGAAATTGAATTATTGGTGAACGATATAAAGTTAGACATTGCCCAGTACATCAGACAAAACCATTAAGACCAACACTAAAGAGTAATTACCTTGACCTCTGCGGACAATAATAGTGCCTTTGCCGCTTTCTCATTGAATGCGGCTGCGTCAACTGGGCTTGGGGCGGCCCCTGAAACGTGAGTATGAACGGCCAACTGAGCATTCAGTTGCTGGAGCAAGTCGAGCACATCGCACACCACCTTAAACAGATTAACGTTTTCTGATCCGATCCAGCTCCTTGGAGCGACCATGAGTTGGCTGTCTGCCGACAAGCTTTTTCGCATCCCCTGAATCCTTTCCTCCATATCTCCACCCACCGTGGCGTTATGCTTCTGCCCCACCACCAGGTTCAAGTCCCGCCCGGTTGCCTGGTGCAGGTCGTCCACCGCCGCTAGGCTCGCGGATCCGCCCGACAGCAACTTGAGCGCACCCAAAGCCTCGATCGTCTTGATCCCGCCCACCGACTCGGTTGAATGATCGTCCACCGTCCTGGTGTGGCTCTGAAAGCTCTCGGTGTTCTGCATCGCCTCCACTTCGCGCTCGATCGCCTTGTCCTGGATCTTGCCGTCCGTTTGGCGCAGCCAGTTACCGTCCGCGTCGACGCGCTGCTGACACGCTTCGCTGTGCTGCCACACCTGGTCACCCTTCGGCACCCGGGGCAGGCTCAGGCCGTGGGGCAGGATCTGGGTGATGAAGGGTTTGTGCGGCAAGCCATACGCAAAGCTGATCACCACCGTGGTGCCCTCCTCCGGAAAGCCGAACATACCCGCCTCTTGCCCACCCATCGGCGCCGGCAACGGCAGCCCGGTGAGTATCGGCAGCGCGGGATCTGGCTCGCCATCGGGCAGTAATACTTCCACATCAACGCCGAAGCGCGGTCGGAAGTCATCGCACAGACCAGGCGCCGCCGGCGCATCGGGCACGGCCACCACTCGGCCAAAGCGTGGCAGGTGGTAACCGCCGGTGAGTTCAGGGAATTGCCGCTCTACGCTGCGACGGATTGCGTCGTCCATTTGATCGCCATTTGGTTGCCGGCAAGGGTCACGCTGGTGATCCTCTCGCCCTGGTTGATAGTTGCACCTGGGCGCAGTCCGGGAAGGGCCGCGATCATTGCGCTTTGGTTACCCTGATAGCCGTCGAACAGCTCCACCGGCAGCTGCAGCGGCGCACGCACGCCAAAGAAGCTGTCGGCCCAACTGCCTACGAACACTTCTCCGTCGCCCTGCTGCTGCCAGATAAAGTCGGGGATGTTGAACACGCTGGCCAGGCTGTCCATGGCCAGGTATCCGGCGGCCAGGCTGTAGAAAAACGGCGCCTTGACCTTGGCGTATGCCTTGTCCGGCACACGGAAACGCAGGCCGGTCTTATCGCTGACCTCGGCCAGCACGCCCTGCAGGTCGACGTGACGCAGGTTCAGCGGCATAGGCTGCGATAGGATCGCCGCCAATTCCCGACAGATCAGGATCTGCTGCACGCTGTTGATCGCCGTCGAGCGTTCAACAAAGCCAATGAAGTGGCGATGCAGCGGGCTGTCGTTGTAACCGACATCGAGCATCACCAGGCCTTTGACAGGGGCGCCGGCCTGGATGGTGAACGTCGCACGGCCCGGGCTTTTGATCTCCAGACGTACTTCATCTTTGATCAGCGGGTAAGGCGTGCCGCCGATCGTCAATACCTTGTGCAGTTTCATGGTGTCGGGGCCAGCCAGTCATCGACCTTTTTCAAGGTCCGCTCAAAACCGCTCAGTTCCTCGGGATTGCCGGTGCCGTCGCCACCTCCAGCGCCGCCGCCGACAGCCGAACCCGGGCCGGACTGCGACGTAACCTTGTTGCCGGCACGGCGGTTCTCCACCCGCTCTGGGTTGGACAGCTTCTCCGACAGGGTGAACTGCACCAGCCAGGCGTTCAGCGAGTCATCTTCCCGGGCGCTCACACCGTCGGAGAACTGCACCTCACGGATACCGAATGCGGCAGCGGTGTCGTTGACGATGCGGTACATCTTGAGTTGCCCACCGCCGGCAGTGGCCTCGGCCAAGCGCATGAGGTTGCGCAGCTGCACCTGGTCAACGAACGGGATCATCAGCGAGACCGCTAGGGTTTTGGGTTTGAACCCTTTGTGCGCGGTCTGGCTGTTGCTGGTCTGCCCGGACAAATCATCGCTTTCGATGCGCAGGTTGGCCGTGATTTTCAGGCGTTTGCCTAGGATCTGTTGGCCGTCGAGTAATAGCGTCATAGGCCGACCAACTCCCGAACAAAGCTCAAACCGTCCAGCGAGCCGACCAGCAGCACGCCCGCGCACAGCACCCATTCATGACCAGGTGCATCCCCCAGCAGCAGGGCGCGGCGCAGTTCGTTGTTGTCGCCGGGGCCCAGGATCCGCGCCCGCATGCTGTGATCGGCGTTGCCGTCGGCCAGTAGGGCTTTCAGGTCGTTCAGTTGCTTATCGCGGTCCTGCTGCTGGGCAGCCTTGCGCCCGGCCAGCGCCGCCAGGTCACTCATGGGCGAGCTATCAGCCGCGTAGCTCTCCAGGACAGCGATCTGGCCGGCCATGGATTGCTTGGCCGCTTTCACCACCGTGCAGCGCTCCAGGGGCAGCGCAGACCAACGTGGCAAAGGCCCGGCGCTGGGGATCTCCCACTTTTCAGCCTCAAGGCGCGACAGGTTGCGGGCACGGCGTTCAGCGCGCACCAGGTCGGGAATCGGCAGCAACGCATTAAAGCGCGCCAGGGTCTCGGCGAACTGGTCCAGGCGTGTGCCCAAGAACATCAGCGACAACGCATATTGAGGGCCAGCGGGCCGGCCGTTGTCGCTGGCATCGACCAGTTTGGCGGCCAACTGCTGCAGCAAGTTGGGGGCTGACAGAAATCGCTGATGGCCACGGCCCTGCCCCACCCCGCTTTGAAATGGGGTCACCGCCAGGCACGCCGGCGCCTCGCCCATCTGCCCTTCCAGTGCCATACGGCCGGCCTCGATCGCGCCCTTCGCCGCATCACCCACCGGCCCCGGGTTGGTGCTGGCCATGCCATCCAGTCCGGCCAGGCGCTGGCTGGTGTTGGCCAACTCGCTGCCAGCCAGTTCCTGTGCCGCTGCCAAGTCGACCATCCATCGGGTCGACTGTTCTGGCCAACGCATTGTCACCGGTGCCCAGGTCATAGCTGCCCGCTCGCCCAGGTGACGGCTTCAATGGCTGCCAGATCGCCAGCGGCCAGGGCCTGATCCAACAGCTCCTTGAGATCATGACTCCGCTGCAGCAGCTGGAGCTTGAAGGCGGTGAAATCATTCCCCACCTCACGCAACTGGGCAGCGGTATGCAGACGGTACGCTTTCACGCCAAGGACATCACGGCACGCATAGGGACTGTCAATCGCTGCCTGGATGATGCCGGACAGGTTCAACTGATCTTCGACCTGGCTGTTATAGAGGAACACCTCACCCAACGCCGTCGACGTGAAGCCCGATGTGATCGCCAGTTCACACGCCTGGTTGATCTCAGCGTATTTCTGTTGGTAAACAATCTCGGGGCTCATCTGGTAGCCGATCAAGAACGGCAGCCCGTCAGGGCCATGGCTTCTCACGGTGCCCGGTGCCGGCGCGGCGATCACGGACATGTACAAGGCTTCTGAAATGATCACTGCGTCAGCGGGCATGCCCGCGTCGTTAATGCCTTTCAGGTAAGTGCAACCGGTGGTTTGGCTGTAATAGCGCATGTCTCTTCCTTAGTGCCCGATGGCAAGCCAATAGAAACCATGGGGGGCACCAACGCCGCCGACATAGTTTTGAATGCGGCAGTTAAACGTCGTGGCAGCGATGCTGATGATCTGTGGCCCCGAATCGATCTCGCCACTTGCTGTGGGGTTACTGGCCTGCGGTACGACAGAACGGCAGGCGGTGGGGAACGCCAACGGAAAGCTGGTTGCCACGTTGATGTCGAAGTTCACGGCCGAGGTGAATCCCCACTGGATGATTAATCCACTGAGCCAGGACGGAAAAGCGATGTAGCCATTTGGGGTCAGGCTCACTGCGAAGCCCCAACGCAACTTTTTCGCTGTGATGTAGGCCGTATCGTCGACCCCTTCGTTGGTCTGGACTTGGGTCGCGACCCTTGCGCCACCCACGACGCCCTCGGAGGCTTGAGTGGCCGCGACTGTCAGCGTCACATCAGCAGAGCCATCGAGCGTCACGTTGCCCGTCATCGCGCCGCCAACCGTGATTTTGCGAGCGACAGCCCACTTTGCGGCCTTCCCTACGATCGTGGAGCCTGAAACGATATTGGCGATCGCAGTCCAGATCACCGACGCCGACGCCTTTACCGCCTTGGTGGTGGCCAGGATCTCGCTGCTGTTCGTATCTGAATCGTCGCTGATAGCATTGGGGATGTTGCTCAGCTTTACGTCGTCCTTGGTGGTCGCCCGGGCACGCAGTTGCTCGTAATCCCCTGTACGCCACGCGAATTGCTGCACCAGGGGACCGTTGATCGCTTCCACTGGACGCCGATCGGTAACGCCGGCAGCGGCCAGATCCGCGATCGCCACACAGTAATGTTTCACGCCCAGGGCGTCGGTGTAGTCCGACTTTTCCGCGCCGAAAACCACCGTCCAACTGACCGCCATGTCGTTCAGCTCACGCTGTAGCACGACATCCAACCAGGCCTTGGCCGGCAACGCCGGCGGCACAACCGGCAGCGCCGCCGATTGCACCAGGCGGATCCCTTCGATGTACGCCGTGCCAGGCTTGAGCTGGTACGTGCTACCGACCTTTTCCAACTGCAGCGAACTGCCGAAGAAACAGGCCCGCCCGTAGACATCACGATTGCTCAGGCGCTCGCGCTCATCGATGCCGGCCAGGCGCACAGTGAAGTCGTGCTGCCAGGTGCTGGCATCAATGGTGATACCCGTCAGGGCCAGGGCGCCGTCGAAAGCCACCAGGAAGTTACGGGTCAGGTTGTTGCCGATCTGTAGCGGCGGGATGTTGCGGCGTTTCTGCTGGATCGGCACATAGGCCACCGCGAACAGCACGCCCTCGACGGTCTCCAGGCCGATCCAGTTGAAATCCCAGTCACCTACATCGGAGCCGATCTGCGCGCTGTACACCACCTGGTTGGGGTTCACGTAGCCGGCATGCTCAGTGGGGATCTCGTGCACATTGACGATCTGGCCCGCCGGCGGCTTCGGCGCCGTACGGTCCACAGGCGTGTTGGGATTCAACCCGGGCACGTTGGCAAAAATGAATCGACTGACTTTCAGCCCCGCATTGGCGGCTTGTTTCTGGGCGATCAGGCTTTCACCTGCAAGGGTAATACTGGCTCCCATGAGGGCTCCTAAAGGCGGGCGACCAGCGTTTGCTGATCGTCGTGGAAGTGAACAAGGGCGATCTGCACCGGCACCGGTGTAATGGTGGAAAAGTCATAGCGCCGGCAGGTGCGGCCGTATTGCTGGATCAGTACTCGCAATAGCTCGGGGTTCTGCGACAGCTGGGAGTCGGAGAAACGCAGCAGCACCACGTCCCAATCCCGATCGGGCTGACGCTCCTCGATCTCGACATAACCCACGCCAAGACGCTCCAGGATGCGTTTCATGCCGGCAGTGCTGCCGGCGTCAACCGCGTTGATAAAGGCGTGCTTAACCCGCAACCGATATAAGCCCTCGGGTTCACCCTTGAAGCGGGTGATATCGCGCTGCCAGGCCAACAGGTCCAGCACCGTGATGTGGCAGGTGTCGGCATCCATCTGCAGCAGCGGCCAGCGCAGCCAGCCCTCGACCTTTTCCCACCAGGACTGGGCGGCAGCCTTGAGCTTGGCCAGCTCGGTGCCGTCCAGCCAGAACGGCAGATCGATCTTAATCATGCAGCTGTACCTCCAAGCTCTGGATCCGCGGGATGTTCAGCTCGCTGATGATGTCGGCAGTGCCAAAGCGCAGTGACTCGATGCCGGCGAACTGCTGGTGAAGCTCTTCCCCCAGGCGGCTGAATGAAAACCGTGACTGGGGATAAGTCAGCGTCGGCTGGTAGTCGGTGGCGGTGCTGTCGCGGAACGCCGCACGGACGAACAGCGCGGCGTTGTCTTTTAGGGTTTCACGCTGCTCGGCGGTGAGCGTGGAGCGCGGCCAGATCTCCAGCTGCAGCGCGTGCTGGGTCTCCGGCATGACCATCACCAAAAGATCATCGCCATGACCATGGTTGCCCAGGTCGCGGATATGCGCGTTGATTTGCTCCAGGTACGTCGCCGCCGGTACGTCTGCTTCGAATAAAACATAGGCATTGGCACTGCCGGGGCCACGTGGTGCGCCGTGCTCGAAATACACACCATCGGGGCGCACGCCCGGGAAGGCCGAGATCATGGCGCGATACACCGCGTCGGTGTGCCACTGGTTGACCGCCGAGAACTGGTTACGGGTACGCAGGCGCAGCTCGTCGTTGGGCTCTGGATCTGCACCTGGTGTGGTCAACCAACCGTCGCTGTTCACCACCTGGGCAATGCCCGGTACCGGAACCGGCAAGATCGCGTAATAACCCGGTGCCAGGTTGAAACCGGCGCCGGTGTCGACTGCCTCGACGGGGATCTGCAGTTGCATCAGCCCGTCAGCGAAGATGCCCGCCGCCGTGGTCACCACCTGGTAGATATGGCCGTTGATGGATGCGGACTGCACGAACGTACCGGCAGGCACTTCCAAGGCGCCGCCGGCGGCCTCCCGGGTGAACAACAACAAGCCCTTGGCCTTGGTCGCGCCCTTGCGTTCAACGTTGACGGCCCAGGCCAGCATGTCGAGCCAGGCGTCTACGGCAGTCTTGACGAAAAAGTTAGGTAGCACCGTGACCACGAAAAAATCGAGGATCCACAGCACCGGCTTGGTCACCAGCGCACGCACCACGCGCCAGAACGGCGAATAGGCGCTAGTGTTACTCAGCTTGCTGCCCTGGGCGGTCACTTCCTTTTCCCACGCCTGCAGCAGCCCGGCTTCGGTGGTCGGGATACCGGCGTCGGCCAGCGCCTGCTTGAAATCTACGTCACTCACAAAACCACCTCGATGTTGCCGAATTTCATAGTTGTCGCCGTGACTAGGTACTGGCCTGGCTGCACTTGGGTGATCTGCGCCGTGCCCGGCACCAGGCGCTCATCGGCCTCCACCAGCAGCTCCAATTGCTGGATGCAGTCGCGTTGCTTGAGCCGATCGCGCTCAGCCACCAGGGTGACCAGCAGGCCGCTGTCGCGGATCATGTGGGCGATGTCCTGGGCGATGCTGGCCCGGTCGTCGATCAGCAGCGGCTGACGCGACGGGTCCAGCACCAGGTCGTTGCCGGCAATCAACAGATCGATGTACTCGCTCATCCGCCCACCGACATAGCGACCATGTTTTCCATCTCCAGGGACGTCATAGGCTTGCTGTTGTGGATCTCGACTTTCTCCACGTGCATGCCTTTGTTCTGGCTGCTGTTGTTGTTCTGGATGCTGGTCAGCAGCCCGCCCTGAGGCACGGCGTTAGGGCGCGCCGGCGACAGGCTTGGAATAGCCGCGTTGATGGTCTGCTGGGCGCGCTGGGCCGCTGCAGCGCTATCCATGGTGTTCACGCCGATATCGGTACCGGGCACCTCAGGCATGGCGCCAAAGCGGGTTTCAATGTCGACGCCAGGGATCTTGTTCAGCATCTCGATCAGGCTGTTGATCGCCGTGTGAAAGATCGCCACGATCCCGTCCCATGCGGCCTTGGCCATCCCGGACCAACCGCCCATTGAGGCGAACCACTCCGACAGCGCGGTGAGCTGGTCACTGACCCACTTGAACGCCTCGCTGTTCATCAGCGCGGCCGTCCACTCGTCCCAGTACACGACTGCAGCAATCACAGCCGCGACCAGGGCCAGGACGCCGATCACGATCCACACGACCGGGTTGGCCAGCAACGCGGCGTTGACCAGCCAGATCGCGCCCTGCCACATGAGCATGGCTCCGCGAATCAGGGTTAGAACCGCAGTCAGGCCATACACCACCGTGATGTAGGTCAGCATCACCAGCTTCTGTATCAGGAACACGGCGGTGGTCCGCAGGCTGATCATCTGGACCACTTTCCAGACGGTCACCATGGCCAGCCAGGCCATACGGCCGGCGCCGACTGCGAAGGTCAGCAAGGACATGACAGCGATCAGGGCTAGGATCGTCAGCGTGACAATGCCGATCACTCGGGTGATGTTGGGGAACATCTGCGTCCAGCGAGTCATGGTGCCGGCAATGCCCGACAGCTTGGCCATCAGGGGTGTCAGGATCGGGATCAGCGCCTGGCCGAAGGCAATGCGCAGCGCCTCGACTGCAGCACCAAACTGCTGCCACGGATCGACCATGGCCATGGCCATGTTCTGCGCATCCTCCAGGCCGCGTACCCTGCCCAGCTTGTCCATGCCGCTGCGCAGGCGATCGGTGTCCTTTGCCAGGGAGCTGATCACCTGGGCGCCTTCCCCACCAAACACCTCCATCAACTTGGCGCTGGCCGACGCACTGGTCAGATCGCCCAATTTGCCCTGCAGCTTGTCCATGATCTGCAGCATGGGCAGTGCTTTGCCGTTGGAGTCGGTGAACTTCATCCCCATTTTTTCGGACGCAGCGCCCAGGTTCTCGAAAAACGCCTTGTAGCGCCCGCCGGCGTCGCCGCCCTCCATGGTGCTGCTCAGCGAGCCGATCACCGCGAACTGTTCGGCGATATCGACGCCGGCAGCGGTCGCGATCGAGCCCACTTCCTTGAAAGCATCCTTGAGCTGGGCGCCGTCGGTGCGGAACAGCTGCACCGCCAGAGCGGTTTGCCCGCCGAGCTTTTCAACCCATTCGCCCTTGCCCATGGCGTCGGCCTGGCCCTTGAACAGGTTGTACATGGTGCCCACGTAGGCGCCCATGGTCTCGGCGTCCGACTTGGTGGCCTTGGCCAACAGGTTGCTGGTATTGGTGAAGGTCGCCAGTTGGCTGCCCGTCAGGCCCTTAATTGCGCCCTCGATGCTGTATGCCGACGCCACAAAATCCCGGGCGTTCTCGCCATAGTTCACCGAGAACTCCAAGGCCTTTTGATTCAAAGCACTCAGCGCATCTTCGGCCACGCCCAGGGATTTAACCTCGCCCAGGGCGCGGTTCATCTCCAGCGCGGGCTGCAGTGATTCGTTGATGCCGACAAAAGCGCCCGTCACACCGGCCAGGCCCATGCCCATGGTCTTGATGTTCTTTTCGCTTTGCTCGGTCAGCTCGGAAAAGCCCATCTTCACCTTGCCCAGGGGCGCGGTGACCTTGTCGGTCAGGGCCAGGATGAAGTCCAGGCGGGCGCTACGATCGGCCATGTGGTTCCTATCCGTTCAACGCATGGGCTATACCGTTTGCCACGGCGAACGCCATGCGTTTCCAGTGTTCGTCTTCCAGCCACTTGGCCATGCCCATGTTTTCAATGCTGGGCTCGGCACCGGGTAGCCATCGGGTGGTCAGGGCCAACAACTGGCCCAGGCCGTCTTCGGTCAGGCGGTCAGCGTGCTCAAGGGCTTTTTTACGATGATCTCGACGTCAGGTGCGTACTCTTCGAGGAGCGCACCGGCGATTTGCATGGTCATCACCGGGTTGGCCAAGATCTCGCGCAAGCCGGCCTTTTCAGCGGGCAACACGGTGCTGCTCAGCAGGTTGAAGGACGGCGCGACCTTGTTATTGGCGGTCATGGCGTTGAAGTACTTGGTCACGTCCTGGGGCGTCAGGGTGAAGGTGAACTCCTTGTCGCCGACTTCCAGGGTGATGTCGCGGGCTTGGATCTGGCTCATGTTTGTGTCCGTTTCGATGGTTGGTTTAAGGGGTGTTTCGGGTCAGCGCAGGCAGACCTGGTGCACGTAGTCCTGCAGACCCAGGATCATTTGCTTGCTGCGGGCAAGCTGATCTCTGAGGGTGAAATAATCCGGTCGAGCGTCTGCTGCGAGTTCGGCGGTGACTGCATCAGCCACGCCGCCGGCGCGGGCTTTTTCGGTGCTGGCGGCGCTGCAGGTGGCGTTGACGCGCAGCCGCTGACGGCCACCGTCAACAGCACGGCGCAGCTCAAGGTTTGAAGCGCGTTCATGGTCCAGCTCCAGGGTTCGTTTAAGGTCGATGGCGTCACGGTCGGCCAGCATTTCGCCGCTGATGCGCGCCGCCTCGCGCAGGCCTGTCACTTCGAACAGGGCGTTGTCGCGCTCACGGCGGGCGGTGTCGCGCTGCCCTTGCAAGAGGTCAAAGGCGACAAATGCGACCAGGCACAGCACCAGGGGAAACAGAAGCTCGCGCATCACAACCCCGCTTCGCACAAGGCGACTTCGGCCAGCCGACGCGCATGCAACCCAGGGATAAACACCTTCTTGCCCTGGGCGGTGGTGATAAATGCCCAGACCGGGGTTTTGCCGTCGGGGGCCCAGGCCAGCGCTTTGCAGCCGTCCTTGATACGGCCGGCATTGATCAGACCTACCGCCCGACTGGCGCAGGTGCTGGCGGTGCCAAAGTTGTGGCCATGACTGCTCAATGCGTCGAAGGTGTTCTGGCCGATCTGCTGATTGGTGATGCAGTCGGCGAGCTGCAGTTGCCCTTTGCGGATCACCAGCTGCTCCACCTCGTCACAGCGAGCGTCCGACCAGAAGTCACCAACAACCACCGGATACGGGCTGGTGTGTCGGGTGATCCCTTTACACACGGTCGGCAGGCCCTGGGCCAATTTGTCGGCATAGACGGTGTTTTGGCCGTTGCCTTCCCAGGTGCCCAGGAACACGACCAGTGCGGAGCTGCAGAGCGTGATGCCACCGGCGGCGAGCTTGCCGCGCAGGCTCATGGGAATAGCACCCGAAGCAATGCCGGCCCGACCATCTGCGCAACCACGCCCAGCACGGTCAGCACCGCCAGCATACGGGTGACCTTGGTACCGATATCGGACACGGTGGCAGTCAGCTCGCGCTGGCCATCGTTCAGATCCGAGAGCTGCACAGCCATGTGTTCGAACTCACCTTCCAACCGCGTGACGCGGGTCGGCACGGTTTCGTGACGTTCTTCCAGGTCGCTGACGCGGTGTTCAAGCACAGCGAAGCGGCTTTCCAGGGTGCCTTTGGGCTTGGCGCGTGCGGTCATCGGCGCTGTCCTTGCTCAGTAAGGGATTGGCACGGCACGCAGCGGATGATTCCGCCCAGGGCCTGGCGCTTTTCCGGGATCGGCTTATCGCAGTCTTTGCAGTGGGTCAGGCTTGGCCCGCTCGGCCGGGCTGCAGCAAGTGCGGCCGCGATCGCAGCGTCACGCTGACGTTGTTCCAGGGCCTGGGCACGATCGAACGGGCAAACCATTAGCGCAGGCCCTCGATCTCTGCAGCAGCCAGGTACGGCACGCCGTTGACGCGGATAAAGTCCGGGCTGGTGACGTCAAAAGGCACCTTGTGCTTGGACTTCTCGCCGCCCTTGGGGTCAACACTCAGCAGGCTGGACACCTTCAACTTGCAGCCGAAGGCCTCAATGCGCAGCTCTTCATCGCCGGCCTTGGCGAAGAACACCGAGTCGAAGGGCTCCAACTGGCGAAAGCTGCCAGCAGTGCGTGCGGCCTCGATCAGCAGATTGAAGTTGCTGGTGTCGAATTCAAATTCACCGCTGCACGACACATCGCCGTCGACGTGCCCGTTAGGCACACCCCGGGATTGCGCCACGGCAGTGTTATCGGTGATATCCAAGGTGCAGCTTTCAACGTGGATCTGCAGATCGCCCAGGTTGATGTCGAAGTTTTTACCGCCAATACGGGACATAGGGGATTACTCCGAATCGTCGTTGGAAAGGTCCAGGGCGATGTTCGCCGTGAGGTCTTTCGGGCAATTGAGGGGCTTGATCTTGATGTACACCTCAACCTTGGTTTTGGTGTGCCAGACCAGTTGGATGTCGCCGTCCTTGGGGGACTCGATCTCGCCCGGGAACACCTGGCCGGCGAAAGTCGTGGACTTGGCCATCACGCGCAGCGGCTTCATAAAGGCGCTGATAGCGGCCGCCATGCTGTTGGCCGTGTTGTTCAGGCGCCGATCGGCAACGCGCAGGATCAGCAACGGACGCACCTGGCGAGCAGCCTTGTCGGCCAACCGCAGGTACTCAACCACCTGGAAGTCGCTCGCCGGCGCATCGAGCATGTTGCCGTCGCCCCAGAACACGCCCGGATAGTCGGGGTACGTTTGCGAAACCGAGAAACGCGCCTTGTCGAGTTCCGATCGGACCGCCGATGGCAGGGGCAGGCCGTCTTTGTCTTTGGGAACGCTGCCCAGGGCCAATACCGCGCCGCTGGCCACGCGCATGGGGCTGTCAGCAATGCTGACGGCGGCGTTGGCCAGACGCCCAGCCAGGACGCCCAGGTCATTGCCGTGCAACTGGGGCACGACCAGGACACGCGGTGCCGCCAGGTCTTTGGTGATCGCCTTTTGCTGGGCCAGGTATTCCGACCAGGTCTGTTCTGCAGTGATGCCGGCGGTGCTGGCCATCACGAACACACGACGGCCGTAGGTGTTGCTGACGGCGATCGCGGCGTCATGCATGGCCGAGAGTTCAGCAGCAGCGGTCACCGGTTTGGTGATCACTACGGCTTCCACAGAAAAGCCCTGCTGCTGGGCCTTTTCCAGTGCGACAAGCCAGTCACCATCGGCAGCAATCGGAGCCGCTAGGCACGCCCAGCGGTCGCCACCATTAGCCTTGGCCGCCGCGACTTGGGTTTTCAGGTCGCTGATGGGCTGGCCCAGGACCGCTTCCAGGTCACTGTCGGTGTTCAGAGCGATCAGGCTACCGACGCTCTTAGCGCCGGGACCAATGAACAGGAAATAGCGCTCGATCTCAGTCACGGCACCCTGGCCGAGGTTGAGATTGTTAACGCTGACTTTGCCAAGTGCCATGCAGTGCCTCGTTATTTGGGGGAGTTGAGGATTTGTGCCAGCACCTGGTTAACCAGCAGGCTGGTATCCCGGTCGGTACTGACGCCCAGGAACTGGCGTTTTGGCAGGGTGATTTCCCAGCTTTGCGCGCCGTTGCCCTCGGCCTTTTCGTCGGACAGGATGCGTATCAGCAGGCCCGCCTTGGCGTAGTTCACGTGTTCTTGAATCCATGCCACGGATGGCCGGGACAGGCTCTTCTTGCCCTTCTGGCGCACCTTGAAGCCCAGGCGGCGCAGACGTTTTGCCTGTTTGTCAGTCGCGGCCAAGCCCTCGGGCACCTTGTTCCAGCGGCGCATCTGCGCGGCAGTACGGCGCTCGGTCGCGCCGTGGTGTTGCTGCGCGGCGACCCAGCCGGTCAGGCCGTTACGCCATCCCAGGGTTGCGGCGTCCGCGCTCACGCTGGTGACCTGGAGCAACTTGCCCAGGCCGGCTTCCATCTTCTTTTTGCCCTTGCCGTCGCCCTTTCGCGCTTCGAAGGCTGAGCCGTCCAGGTTGCGCTGCTCGCGGATCCGCTTACGGCTCATGGTCCGCACGCGCTTGGTGACGTTGTTGAGCAAGCGCCGGCGCAACTGCGGGGGCAGGCTCAACAGGGCCAGTTGTTCGCGAACGCCCAGGTGGCCCCGCACGTCCAGCTCGAAAGTGCTACGCGCCACCGCCGCGCACCTCCCCGTGTTCAGCAATCCACAGGTCGAAGTCGACCAGGCCCCACGTTTTGCCGAAGGCCTCGACCTTGCCGTTGGGGTCTTCTGCCAGGTGCTGTGCCTCGACAAACTCCAGGGTCAGTTCCAGATCTGCTTCGTCCGGGGTGATCTGGTCGACGGCGAACGTCGGCGCCGGCAGGTCGTCGTCCCGATCGGGATCGTTGGTTTCCAGCCAGCCGCCCAGGAGCGCCATCAACAAGGCCGGGTTGCCGGCAAATCGCTCGATCACGACTACGGCGCGATAACGCATATCGCCCATGTGCAGGCCCTGGGTGGTGTCTTTCCAGATCAGGTCCAGGTTGACCTGCTCGGCCCAGCTGTCGATCTGCTCGGGCAGCACCAGGTCGAGGCCGATCAGGTAGGTGGTCAGGGCGCGGAGCTTGTTCATAGCAACGCCGCCGTGATGCGGCCACGGCCCTGCAGCGAGCGCACGGCCTGTTGGCTGAACGCCAGGAAGGTTTCCGGGCGATCGGGCAATTCCTTGCCCAGGTTCTCGGCGCTCTCACGGCGGACGATGGTCACAAACTGGGGTAGCAGGCTCGCTTTGGCTCTGCAGTAAACGGCGCGCTTGTACGTCGCTGATTGAAAGGTGCGTTCCGGCAGAATCCTGGTGTCTGCAGACTCAACGCTTGACACTCCAAGGCCCTGCCATCGCGCTTTTAACTCCGCCAGGTCGCGATTGACCTCGGTCATCGCCGTGGTCAACTCAGCGGTCAGCAGTTCCACCAGGTATTCCGCCGGCAGGCGATAGCCCTTCTGAAACTCGGCCACATCGAGGTTCGGCCAGAAGCCGTCGTTCTCGATCGCCAGTTCCACAAGCGTGGTGGGTTTACCTGAAAAGCTCATGCTGACCGCTCAAATAGGGCGGGGAGCCTGTTTTCAGTGGGACGGTCCATAAATGGGCGGCTCACTTCCACAGGTCCCCGCTGGGGGGGGTAGTCGGTTATTCGGAAGCCGGGTTAGCGGCCGCTTGTTTTGCCAGGGCCTTGCGGACCTTATCGATACGGGTGTTGTTGCCGGCTTGGGCGTACAGTTCGGTCGAGCGCTCCAAGTGTTTGAGCGCGGTTTCCCACTGCTCGGCTTCCATGGCGCGCATACCAATCAACTTGTGGTACTTGCTCGGGATTTGCTCCGTCAGATCCCATTCGCCATCAACACGCGGCAACAGATCGGACAGATACGGCTCAGGGCTTCGCCGGGCGTTGTACTCGGCGTAGGCCCACTCACACACGGCGTCAGCCACAAACGTCTGGATATCCCGGCGTTTGAAGCGCTCCGGCATTTGCTGGCCTTGATCCATCAGGAAGTCGGCCAGCTCCAGGGCGTCATCGAACTGGGCCGTGTCGAACAGCCAAACCATGACCTGCACCGCAACTCGGTTCGGGAAGTTCAGCCCCGATTCGCAATAACGCTGAACGTATTCCTGGTACTTGGGCAGCAGCTCTTCGCGCTTAAGCGACTGTTTGCTGGCCAAGTTCTTAAGGTCACTGAGGCGCGCCAGGTCTTGGTCCAATGCCGCTTCCTGCAGCAGCAAATGCTTGCGCGCATTCGCGGGGCTGCTCAGAGCCTCCGCCGGCGAGTAAGGCAAAGCTGCGGAGACGGCAGCCGCCACAACGGCGGCGCCCCCCAGCGCGATGGTGCGGCGCTTATGCGCTAGGGCCAGACTCACGCGACCAGCTCCACGTTTTCGGTCATGGCGAACTTTTCCAGCTGCTCGATCACATAACCTTCATTGCGGCTGTTGAAGTCCTCGACGCGGGAGCGCTTCGGATTGTCGATGGTCTGCTTACGCCAGCTGGAGTCCTGGAAGTAGATCGACAGGTTGTCCCAACTGGTGACGACCACACCGTTGACCGGGAAGAACGGCACGCTAAAGCTCGGCAAGCCGCCATAGGTAGCGATTACCTGGGCTTCTTCGATGCGCTCTTTTTCGGTCGGGGTGTCGCCCTGCTTTGAATACAGCTTGGCCTTGTCAGCGGCCAGAAGGTCGGTGCCGATGATCGCGATCAGGTCGCCCGCATCACGCAGGCGCTCGTCCACCAGTTGCTTGGTGTCGTGCACCAAGGCATCGAGGTTGGCATAGTCGCCGCCGGCGCCGAGGGTGACTTTACCGGCGACCTTGCCTTCCTTGAGTACCTGGGCCGGGATCTGCTCGCGGGCCTGTTGCAGCCAGCCTTTGTTGACGTCCTGGAGCATTGGGTACTGGGCAATGTCAGTCTGCACGGCGGCGTGGGTACCGTGGAAACCGACCATGATGCGGTCAAGCGCGATCTGTTTCTGCACAGCTGCGGAGTAGCGCTGATGGAAGTCCGGGAACTTGGCCCAGGCATCGATCTTGGCGTACGGCAGGCCAACATCGGACTCGGTGGAAGACAGCTCATAGGTGGACTGATCCAACGATGATGCGTCTTTGGCTTCGCGATCGGTGGTCTTGGTGTTAGTGCGGCCAGTGACCGGGCCCGACACGCCAATGAAGACCTTCTGACCTTTGATCTCGGTCACCGGAATGACGTTGATACGCCCCAGGAAGTCCGACTTGGCCGTGATGGCGTCGTTCAGTTCCTGGGCAATGGTAGGGTCGACGCTGAACATCTTGGTAGCCAGGTCGACGCCATAGCTTTCCGCGATGGCGACCTGCAGCTCTGCGAACATTTGGGCGCCAAAGGCGCTCAGGGAGTAGGCCATGTTAGAGCACCCGCTTTTTGGTGGTGGTCACTGGGCCGGGATTGCGCGGCAGATGGCGACCGGCGGGGGTGTTCTGCAGTGCAGTGAATTGCTTCTGCAGCGCATCCAGCTTGGCGAGTACGGACTGATTGCCCTTGCCCTTGCGGCGGAATTCGCGCTCTTGCTCGGCGGTGGCCACGATGTCGTCCACGGCCGTGCTGACGTCATCGATCAGGTCCTGATCGGGTTCAGGCGCATCGGCGGCGGCGGGCTCAATGACGGCTTGAAGGCCGGCAGCGACAACCAGCAGCTGCGCCACCAGGGCCGTCAAAGCCGTTGCTGTAGCTTCATCCATTGGGGGTTTGCTCTCTGTGTTGGGTGGAGTGGTTTCGGTGGGCAGCACTTCCGTGGCGAAACGCTTGAAAAAGCCGGTCAGGGCATTGATCAGTCCGGTTTCGGTGCTGGGTTGGCTGTCGTCCTGCAGACGGCCGAGTTCGACCGAGGCGGCGTAATACGAAGCGCGGGTGTTCTTGTGGGAGAAGTAGAGTTCTTGGGTGCCCACACTGGCCGGCTGATCGGTGACGCCCATGCCAGTGAGGTAGGCTTTGCCCTTGCCACGAAAGTCAGGGGTGATCTCGATGCTGGTGAACAGCTTCTGGCCCTGATCATTCAGGTACAGCAGGCGGTCGTTGGGCTTCAATTGCGCTTCCAACGCTACTTCGCCCGGCTCAAGGTCTTCGGCTTCTTCCACCAGGCGCACCGCATAGACGGTGCCGTGGGAGCCTGGCCAGCGTTCGTGGTCGCACCAGATCACCGCCGTGTAGAACGACGGTTTGTAGGTTTCAGCGATATCGCGCAGTTCCTGGGGAAGGATTACGCGCCCATCAACGGTGGCTCCGCTGGTGGCGACACGTTTCCAGAACGAAACAAGGGAACGGGGCATGGGTTTAACTGCGCTCAATCGCTGAATGAGCCGCCAAGATAGGGAGCCGTCAGCCCTCAAACAAACGGTTCAAATGCGCGTTTCTCCTAGATTCGATATCTAGGAGAGTCACGGAATTTAACCCCGCGTTTGAAGCGTTTTCGCCGCATAGACTGCGGCCCATGTACTACTCGACCGAAGTTAAAGAAGCCGCTAAACGCCTGTTTCTGCGCCGCTGTAAGGCCAAGGAAATTCAGGCGCAGCTCAACCTGCCCAACATCCGGATCGTCTACTACTGGATCCGCCAGGGCGGGTGGGAGGACATGCTGTCGGACGAAGAGCCGCTAACGGCCGTCGGCCGACGGATCACACTGCTCCTGGACAAAGTGGGCAGCCTGTCCAAAGACGATCTCAACGAACTGGACCGACTGACCATCGTTCGCGAACGTCTGCTGAAACAAGCGGCCAAGCCCGCACCGGTGACGGCATCCAACGGCGACGACATGGGCGAGACCCAGGAACCGCGCAAGCGCTCGCGTGGTGAACGCTCCAGCCGTGGCGAGGGCGGCGACAGGAAAAAGGAAAAGAAGGCCAAGAACGACATCAGCGGTCTGACCGAAATCGACTTCCTAGATAAGTTCATCAGCAAGATGTACCGCTATCAGCAGGAGCTGTTTGCCGCCAAGCAAAACCCGCTGACAAGCCGGATCCGCAACATCCTCAAAAGCCGCCAGGTCGGTCTGACCTACTACTTCGCCGGCGAAGCGTTTATGGACGCGGTGCTGACTGGCGACAACCAGGTGTTCCTGTCGGCCAGCCGCTCGCAGTCGGAGATTTTCCGCAGCTACATCATCCAGTTCGCCAAGCAGTGGTTTGACATCGAGCTAACCGGCAACCCGATCACGCTCAGCAACGGCGCCGAACTGCGCTTCCTGTCGACCAACAGCAGCACCGCTCAGGGCTACCATGGCCATGTGTACGTGGATGAGTACTTCTGGATCCGCGACTTCGAAAAACTCAGCACCGTGGCCAGCGCCATGGGCACCCACAAGAAGTGGCGCAAAACCTACTTCTCGACACCCAGCGCGGTGTCGCACCAGGCGTACCCGTTCTGGTCGGGCGAGGAATTCCGTAACAGCAAACGCGGCAAGAAAGCCGGCGGCACCTGGCCCACCGAGGCGTCCTACACCCAGGGCGCCCTGTGCCCCGATGGCCAATGGCGTAAGACCATCACCATCCAGGACGCGATCGATGGCGGCTGCGATCTGTTCGACCTGGATCAGCTGCAGCTGGAGTACGACGAAGACAAATTTCAGCAGTTGTTTTACTGCAAGTTCATCGACAGCAGCCAGAGCGCGTTCGGGCTCAAGGATCTGGAGCGCTGCTACTCCGACCTGTCGTTGTGGGAGGACTACAACCCGGAACTGGATCGGCCTTTTGGCAACAGCCCGGTGTGGCTTGGCTACGATCCGAGCCGGACCCGCGACGACGCCACGTGCGTGGTGGTCGCCCCGCCGCTGGAGCCTGGGGCGAAATTCCGCATCCTGGAAAAGCACAGCTGGCGGGGGCATTCGTTCAACTACCAGGCCGCCCAGGTCAAAAAGCTCACCGAGCGCTTCAACGTGCAACACATCGGTATCGACATCACCGGCGTGGGCTATGGCGTGTTCGACCTGGTGCGCGACTTCTACCCGAAAGCCACGCCGATCCATTACAGCCTTGAGACCAAGAACCTGCTGGTACTCAAGGCCCAGGACACGATCCAGGGCAGCCGCATCGAGTGGGACGCCGGCTGGACCGACATCGCCCAGGCGTTCCTGACCATCAAGCGCGGCACGACCACCAGCGGCCAAGTGACCTACAGCGCTTCGCGCACCGACGCTACCGGCCATGCCGACATCGCCTGGTCAATCATGCATGCGCTGTTCAATGAACCCCTCAACACCAACAAGCGGCGCCGTAGCCGCTACGTCACGAGCGGAACCAATGCCCAAGCCACGACACAAAACGCCCCAAACCAGCCAACAGGCGCGACAGCCGCAGCCCATGCGAGCGTTCACTTTCGGGGAGCCCGAACAGGTGCTGTCCGGCAACATCGGCGAGTACCTGGGGGTGTTTCTCAGCGACGACGGCGAGATATACAAACCGCCGGTGTCGCGGGCGGGCCTAGCCAAACTGCTGCGCGCCAACGCGCACCACGGCGCCATTCCCAAGTTCAAGCGCAACCTGCTGCTGCGTGAGTTCATCCCCTCCGAGGGCTGCAGCACGCAAACCATGGGCCGTGCCAGTCTCGATTACATGGTGTTTGGCGAAGCGTATTTCTATCGCGACACCAACGCCTTTGGCGAAGTGCTGGAGATGCAGCACCTGCCCGCCATCAACATGCGCGTGAAGGTCGACGGCGGGTTCCGAATGCTGCTGCCCGACAGCAAGTACATGGACTTCGACCACGACGAAATCGAACACGTCCTGGACTACGACGTGGAACAGAACATCTATGGCGTGCCCGACTACCTGGGCGGCCTGCAGGCGCTCTTGCTCAACGAAGCCGCGACCCTGTTCCGCCGGCGCTACTACAGCAACGGCGCGCACGCGGGTTACATCTTCTACACCAACGACCCGGACCTGACCGAGGAAGACGAAGAGAACCTGCGCGCACAAATCAGCGCCAGTAAGGGCGTGGGCAACTTCCGCTCGATGTTCGTCAACATCCCCAACGGCAAGGAAAACGCGATCCAGATCATCCCCGTGGGGGACTTCCAAGCCAAGGACGAGCTGGAAAAGGTGAAGAACATCACCCGTAACGACGTGATCGCTGCCTGGCGGATGAATCCTGCCTTGGCCGGGATCATCCCGGAAAACAGCGGGGGGTTTGGGGATATCGAGAAGATCGATCGCGTGTACACCAGCAACGAGATCAGGCCGATCTGTCAGCTATTCAACCAGTTGAACGACACGCTTCGGCAAGACAGGAAAATATCGTGGCAGGAAACCAAAACACCAGTCGATAACACTGTTCAAACGTCTTAAAGCAGCTATTACCACTACAAACTGTGGCAAAATAGTGGCTATTGGCTGCCCTGGGGAGGGACACAATGAGAGTTGTATGCAAATGCGGGAACAAGGGCCGGATTGCCTCACGCGAGGAACTGTCGCGGGATTTTGCCAAGCTCTATTGCCAGTGCCTCGACGCAACGTGCGGGCACACGTGGGTAGCGAATTTGACGTTTTCACACACCCTCAGCCCTTCCGCTCAATCCTACGAAAGGATGCTGTTTGATCGTTTGAGGGATATGCCTAGGGCCAAGCAGCGGGAGCTATTTGACCAACTAGGTGCGGCGTGATTAGGCATGAAAACGCCGGGCACTATGGTCCGGCGCCTACGTTTGGTTTGCGGATTAGGACAGGCTCAACTATCGAGCCGTTTGGCTATTCAACTTCGGTTGGTTCAGCAAAATATCCAGCGATACGTCGGACTTGTCTGCGGTCTTTTTCAGGAATTTGCCGGTAGAGCTTGATAAGGCGAACCTCCAGATCCGTCAACTCAAGCCATTCATGGCCCACCGACTCGCGATAACTGCTTTCAAGTTTTGTGCGATCCAACATGCGAACTGCTCCGTTTATGCATTTTGCTGAATCGACGGTATTGGGGCAGGCGCAGCGTTTTCTGAGCAGCTGTTTTAACTGGATGACACGAATTGTTACAGGTTAAGTCGAAGCACCGTCTGCTTCGGCGGCCATCGACCTAATGATTCTCCGGATAGTTTTTTGATCATCCAGAGGTAGGCGCCGAAACTGTTCGATCAAATCTGCTTCGACAGGATCAAGGCCCTGACCAGGTGGTGGAGATCGATGGCCAGAAAGCACGTAACCAGCGTCTACGCTGTGCTCCACCAAGGATGCGACATAGCGCAGATCCAGCGTGTTAGCGCCTAATTCATAATTTTTTTGAGTTCCGCGACTAACTCCAAGAAGCGTTCCAAAATCCGTTTGATTCAAACCTAAGCGCTCGCGCTCTTCCCTTAGGCGATCACCTACTCCGTCAGCTATGAGCATTTTTTTATTCACCACACTTGACCTGGTCAAATATTTGACCAAGAATCACCACAGACCAACAGAATTAACCACAAACAAACAGAGTAGACATGATGCCCGCCACCATTACGCCCGAGCAAGCCCGCGCCGCTCTTGATCACAAGGGAGTGAGCATTGCTGAATTCAGCCGTCAGCATCATTTGAATAAAAATTTAGTCAGCGACCTATTGAACGGTCGGATCAAAGGTCGCCGGGGGGAGGCACATCGCGCCGCCGTACTGCTCGGTATCAAAGACGGCGTGATTGCACAGTAATGGCCAGTGCACTGAGGGAACAGCAGAAGATGAAAAGTCGAGTTCTAAAGACGCGTAGGGAAGTGGTCAGCGCGATCATTTGCAGCTACTCAGGTGGCCGCGAATGTGCTGCCGCCCGGATCGGCCTCCCGCTCAAAAAGTTTGATAACCATGCTTATGAAAACAACAGCTGCCGCCCATTGACCGATGCGCAGATCTACCAGCTGGAGCAGGTAACGGGCACTCACCACTTGCCCAACTATGTCGCAGCAATGTACGGCGGCATGTTCGTCCCAGTGGTCCATCCAGACAGACTGGATAACGTGGAGATGTACGCACGGGCCATGCAGAGTTCAGCCAAACAAGGGACGGTCGACCAGATCATTGCCCAGGCGCTTGATGACGGGGTGATAACCGACGTTGAGGCCGAGCTGATCCAGAACGCCCATACCTTGCACATGGCCGCACGCACCGCCGAAGTGTATGCCGCGATCGATCTCTACCGCGCCAAATCGGGGAAAGCCAAATGACCACTCAAACCAATGCCCTGGACTATCAGGAATGCATGCAGAACGCCGCGCTGGCTTTCCTTGAGCGCCATCAAGCCGAGCACCTGGGCGACCTGTCGGCGCTTCTTAACCGCGCCATCACCCACCTGGTGACCAGCTTCCACGTGGCGGAATCGGTTGCAACCAAACTGACCTCCCTTGCCCACATCGAGCTAATGGAAATCGCTTTCCGTCAGCGCCTCATTCTGGACCACAGCACCGACACCGTTGTGGTGATTCGGGATCCCGTTAAAGGGCACTGCTGGTCCGTGCCTGTCAGCCTGATCTATCAACGTGTCCTGAACACTCCGGACAACGTGCGTCTGCGCTCCACCCACTCGTAACTCCCAACCCAACCAAACTCCGGCCCCACATCTCATGGGTTTGGGTGAGCTGCGCCCGAAGTCGAGGTTTCACGATGGTAAACGCCGTAATTGTCACCACTCAACTACCCCCGGCCGAGGCCGAAGCGTTGCTGGCCGCGCTGCGTGAACAGTACCGCTTGAGCCTCAATGAACATTGGTACGACGACCAATTCCGCTTTGTAACGGACGGTCTTCGCCACGGCGCCATCCTCGCCCACGTCCCGGTAATGGCAGCACAAAAACGCCTGATGGCCGCGCTCTCTCACAGCTTAAAAGCAGCGAAATAATGTCAATGATGAATGAAGATATCCGCACCCAACTACTTCAGCGGCTGGAAGATGACTTCGGCCTGAAGCTACGTGTAGGCACGAACTACATGCGGGGCGGGGTTTGCCCTGCCTGCAACAAGAAAGAGCTTTATGCCCGCCACGACAAACCATGGCAGATCCGCTGCGGCCGGCCGGAGCGCTGCGGCCATATCGAGCACGTCAAAGAAATCTATGAGGACCTGTTTGAGGACTGGAGCAAGCGCGCGCCGGCTACTGACAACGATCCGACCGTAACCGCACGTGCTTACTTGGAATTCGCCCGTGGTTTAAATGCCGGAGCTATGACCGGCTGGTTCACCCAAGAGAACTACGTCAACTACGAAACGAAAGAGTCTAGTGCCACGATTCGATTCCCCCTGCCGAACGGTGGCTACTGGGAACGCCTGATCGATCGCCCCTCCCGCTTCGGCAAGATGAAAGCCCGTTTCAAGCCCCAATACAGCGCCCAGGGTGAGTTGTGGTGCCCGCCGAGCGTGGACCTGGCCAAGGTGAAAGAGCTGTGGATTGTCGAGGGCATCTTCGACGCCACCGCCCTGGTGCAAAACGACGTCGACGCGGTGTCGGCCATGTCGAGTGTGAACTTCCCAGTAGAAGCGTTGAAACGTCTGGTCGAGCAGCGCCCGGGCAACCTGCCCACTTTGGTCTGGGCCCTGGACAACGAGCCAACTGCTCGCGGCTACCTGCTGCGCTGGGTCAAACAGGCACGTGAAATGGGCTTCACCTGTAAGGCGGCGCTGATTCCCCAGCGGGATAAGAAAGTCGACTGGAACGACCTGCACCAACGCTGGCAGTTCGAAGAAGAAGGTAAAGCGCGCAATGACAAGCGCAAGCGTGACCTGGATGCCGCGCGCCATGAGGGTGACTTGCTGCTGGCCCCCTCGCCGAAAGAAAAGGCGCTGCTGATGTACACCTGGGAGGAAGGTTTCCCAGAGTTCGCTTTTGACTTCGGCAACCAAACCTACTGGGCCAAGTTCGATTTGTCGAAGCTCGAGGAAGAACAAAAGGCACTGGCAACCAGCGAAGACCACGAGGATCAACAGCTCAACGACAAGGCTGCACGCCGCAAGGTGCTGCAGAACGTCTGCAGCTTGAAGCTCTTGGCCAACTGCCGTTTTGAGGCGCTGTACAAGCAGGTGAACGACGTCACCAACGAGGCGTGGTTTTACTTCCAGGTGTTGGGGATCCACGACGACCATGGCGAGAATTACACGTTCACGCCGAAGCAAATCTCCTCAAGCAGCGAGTTTAAGACCCGCTTGATGTATTCGGGCGCGACTTGGCTGGGCACGCAAAAGCATCTGGACCAGATCATTATCCGTCAAACCGAACGCCTGAAAACCGTCGAAACCATCGACTTCCTGGGCTACAGCCGCGATCACAAGGCGTACATCTTCAACGACATCGCTATCCACGGCGGGTCTATTTACAAGGCCAACGACGAGGACTATTTCGAGTTCGGAAAGCAGCGGGTCAAATGCCTCATGAAGTCGGTAAAAATCAAAATGGCCTTGGACAGTAAGGGCTATCGCGAAGACTGGCTGCCGAACCTATGGACTGTCTTTGGCGAGAATGGCGTTCTCGCCCTCACCTATTGGTTTGGCTCGCTGTTCGCCGAGCAGATCCGGGCCGAACATGAAAGCTTTCCGTTCCTGGAAATGTCGGGTGAGCCCGATTCGGGCAAAACCACGCTGATCAAGTTCATCTGGAAGCTGTTCGGGCGGACCTACGAGGGTTTCGATCCGGCCAAAAGTTCGTTCTCAGGCTTGAGCCGAGCAATGGGCCAGGTGGCCAACCTGCCATTGGTCCTTCTTGAGGCTGACCGGAACACCAACGAGGACAATACCAAAGCCTTCGAGTGGGACCAGTTCAAAGACTTCTATGGCGGCGGCACCCTGCGTACCCGGGGCGTCAAGTCCAACAGCAACGATACCTACGAGCCGCCGTTTCGCGCGTCCATCGTTATCGCTCAGAACGCCATCGTTACCGGCCACGAAGCGATCATCAGCCGTATCGTCCGCTTGCCGTTTCTCAAGCCGGTGATCACCGACAAGAGCCGCAAGGCTGCTGATGCAATTGTTCAGACCGAGCTGGAGCACGTCAGCCACTTCATGGTGAAGGCAATGCGCGCCGAGCCGCTGGTGCTCAAGCGCTTCGCGGAACTGTATCCCCAATACCGCGCCGAGCTTTGGGCCAGCCGTAATCTGGCATCCGATCGGGTCATCAAGAACCACAGCATGATGCTGGCCCTGCTGGACTGCCTGCAGCTCGTCATCGCAATCCCGGACCACATGGTCCAGGCCTGCCGCAAATACCTTCTGAAAGCAGCCAACGAGCGCCAGGCGGCGATCAGCACCGATCCGAAGGAAGTGAACGAGTTTTGGCAGGTGTTTGATTACCTGGAATCGCTGCCCTCTGCCCCGATGGTCAACCACAGCAAAAAGCCTGGCTTGATCGCCATCAACCTTAACCAGTTCGCCGAGGTCGCCCTGGAGCACCGCCAGCGCATTCCGGACCTGGCAGTACTGCGCCGACTGCTCAAAGACTGCCGTGCTCACCATTGCTTGGACACTCAGAAACGCGTGGAAAGCGCGATTCGAGCACGTCAGCAGGATATGGCTCCGACTGCTCACATCCCGTCGACCATGCGTTGCTTCATCTTCCGTGAGTGACCGCCATGCACATCCAACTGATTGTTGAGCGGGAACAGAACAACGCAGCCGAGGAGATCCGCCGGATCCACGCGGTAATGGTTCAACTGGGTTACGAGGGCAGAACCGTGTTTGCAGAAGCCTACGGCGCTGACGGCCTCGTCCAGATCCTTGAGGTTCGGGCCACCGGTGGCCAGAGCGAGATTTTCGTTATGGACTGCTCCCGAGAACAAGTGCAGGCAGTGCTGGAGTGGCAGTCCTGCAACGACGAACAGGAGTTTGAAGACCTGGTTATTCACCTGGTACGAAAGGCATGAGCCTAAGAACCGGACCGGACACCGGCTACGCCGGCAAATGAAGGGCACCGAGGAGTTACAGCTCCCCGGTACCAACCACCACTGAGGGCAACACCATGCAAGCAGAGCACCAAAGCAGCAGCGATCCGAAGGCTATCACAGTGCCGGCAGAAGGACCGCAAGCGGCGCGGCACCTGATGGCCATCCGCATCGTCGGTACCGCGCTTTTCGATTACCAGGTCCACAAGACGCCCGACGCGCGGATCCGCCTCGAGGCGGTCACCACCATGGCCCACCTGCAAGGCGACCTTACTGCAGGTGAAAGGGCATTTGTGTCCCAGTTGCTGGCCAACCAATAGTTCCAGCAGTTTGCATCCCAACTTCTAACAATCATGCCCCGGCGCCAGCGCTAGACTGCCCGGGGCGCACCAGCTTTCAGAGGGCTAGTAATGAACTCCCGATCGGACAATGTTCTGGTATTCACCGACCTGCAGCGCATCACCGGTTATCAACGCCGATCTGATGTTGAACGCTCGCTGATCGACCAGGGCATTCGCCTTTTCCGTGGTCGTACAGGACCTTGGACAACGCTGGACCTTATCAACCAAGCCGCAGGTATGACGCCCGCAACTGCAGAGCGATACGACGCCGACATCCTATGAGGAAAGCAAGGAAGCGGAAGCATAATCCGCACATTCCCGCTCACATTGACCAGGCCGCTCTCCCAGCGGCCGTTTACTTTGATCAGCGAAACGAAGGCGTGTGGTACAGCCTGCATCGTGACGAAACGGGCACACAGCGCCGGCGCAACATTGCACCGGCTAGCGTTTCGCTGGCAGAGTTGCACCAAATCATGGACGAGGCTTCCAACGTCGACCGGGGAACGCTTCGCTACGTATGCGCCCAGTTTCACGATTGCGATCGGTACAAGAAGCTCAGTTCGAAAACCCACGACGACTACTGCTATTCCCGCGATGTTCTTCTAAACATTCCCACCAAGCTGGGCAAACCGCTGGGGGATCTGGCTGTTCGGAAATTCACTTCTGCGCTGGTGCAGCGGATTGTTGACCGACTAGCGGACGAAGGCACGCCATCGAAGGCAGCTCACGCTTTACGCTACCTACGCCGTGTGCTGCAGTGGGGCCGTAATCGCGGCTTCCTCGAGGTGAACCCAGCCCTGGGTATTGAGGCGCCCGTGGAGCGCAAGCAGCGCCGCCTGCCGAACCACCAGGTCATGGACGCTCTCATCGACCGGGCAATTGCCAGAGGTTTGCTGCAGCGCAACGAGAAAGGTGGCTGTCCCGAATACCTTGGCTACGTCATGGAACTGGCCTACCTCTGCAGGTTGCGCGGCATTGAGGTTGTGACGCTCACCGACGAAAACGAGCTGGAAAGCGGAATACTGACCAACCGCCGCAAAGGCAGTAGGGACAACATCGTGCGTTGGACGCCACGTCTGCGCAAAGCTTGGGACAACGCTAAAGCCTATCGGGCCAAGGTATGGGTCAAGCGCAAAACGGCAATTCCGATCATGCCGTCACGCAGAAACATCATCGTGGCCAGCCATGGTGGCCCACTTCGCAAAACCAGCCTGGACACGGCCTGGCAACGCTTCATCACCCTTGCACTGGCGGACAAGTTCATCACGCAAGAACAGCGGTTTGCCCTTCACGACCTGAAACGGCGTGGCATCACTGACACTGTGGGCACTCGGGCGGACAAGCAGGAAGCCAGCGGCCACCGTGACCCCAAGATGATGGACGTTTACGACCTGAGCATCCCCACGGTATCCCCTTCCGCAGACTGATCAATACCCCGAACATATAGGCCAGGCCCCCTATCTATGGGGGCTTAGGCGCGCCCTAATCTTACAAAGAATTATGTAAGCCAATGATTGTAGAAATTTGAGCAGCCACCGCGTAATTTTGTGAGTCCTAGGGGTGCACTCCTGGTGTCGCAGAAATCTTGCCGGCGATTCAGGTCTTTTCTTGTGCGCGAGACGTAATAAGCTACAAACAATGAGATGGCTGGCTTACAGATCTTAGGCCGAATCAATTCAGTTTTCGCAAAGCCGGGGTTACAGACCTTCAAATTGCGGTGCGCGCTAGCGCCTACCGTCGGGTATTTCATTGAACACTTGATTTTGTACGATGGATTTCGTACAAAGGACATGGAGTAAGGGTGCCGCATGGGATTTAAGGATGCAAAAAAAGCGCTAATCACAGCGCTACAGACAGGTAATTTTCAGCATCAATCGCGAGTGAATATCAGCACGAAAAACCTGCTTTCTACTGGCGCGGTAACCGCTGCCGACGTGCTTTCCATAATTGGGCGATGCAAAGGATCCCATCATTCCTGCTCAAGCCACCACAGTATCAAGAACATAGATGTTCACGTGATCGAATTTGAAGGTTGGTACGTCAAATTTTACATTATCACTCCAAATGTTATGTTCATAAGCGTTCATCAGTGAGACAACGACAATGACATTTTATAAAGAAGGAGATAAGAGCCAGGCTATCTGCGAGGATTGCGAAAGCGTGGTTCACACCACATTCCAGCGTAGGAATGTTCCGTTCGATGACGGGGTCGGCGAAGTAGAAAACGTTTTGGTCGCCGTATGCGATATTTGCGACCGTGTCGTCGCTGTACCCGCACAATCGACTCCTGCCATTAAGGCTGCCAGAGAGTTAGCCGTTGTTTCAGTAGAAACAAGGCTTCCAGCGTCATATTTGGATCGCTTGGATTATGCGATGAATGCGATCAGTGCAGCAGCAGCCACGAAGCACCGCAAGATGTTTTTAAGCGTCTACATTGATTTCCTTGCAAGACAAGAAAGAGCAGGTAAGGCAGTAGTCTGCAGTTGGAAGCAATCAGATCCTAACAGCCATAAAGGCAATGTTGGGCACCAGGTCATTGTTAGGGCGGCGCCGGAACTGAGAGAGCAAAGTAAACGCCTTTCGCTGAAGTTAAACGCATATATCGCCGACGAGCTGCTGACGCTCCAAACCGCGACTAAGCTAAGTCGGACTGAGCTCTTCAAGAATATGATTTGTCAAATGCAAGATGATGTAGTTAATCAGCCAAAAAAGGAACTGGTGGAAGAGCTTAAATTGTTTGCTCGGGCCGCAGTCTGA